CCTATCCCCTGTGTGCCTTGGCAGTCTCAGCCTCTCTATGGGCAGTCGGTGATCCCGTCGCCAGCGGCCAGTGCGCCGCAACTGCAGATCCCACCGCTGCCGCAGGCCATCAGCACGAAACGCGCGCCGAACTTGACACGGCGACTGCGGCAGCTCTTGACGCCATTGCCGGCGACGGCGACGTTGCCACCCGCCAGCTGAACGCCTGCATCGACGCCTACAACCTAGTACGAGACACCTACCATGTACAAACCGAATAGCCTGCGCCGGCACCTGGCCTCCGCCATCCCCGACCTGCAGCGCGATCCCGACCGCCTGCTGGTCTTCGCCGACGAGGGCAACGTGGTGGCGTCCGCCACCGCCTCCCTCTCCTTCGAATACCGCTTCAAGCTCAACTTGATCGTGACCGATTACGCGGGCGACGCCGACGCCATCATGGTGGCCCTGATCGCCTGGCTCAAAGTTCACCAGCTCGACCTGATGGCCAACGAGGAAACCCGCAAGCACGGCATCGCTTTCGAGGTCGATTTTAATAACCATGAAACGGTCGATATTTCGATCAAGCTGGACCTGACCGAGCGCGTGGCCGTCAAGACTGGCGAGGCGGGCCGCCTCGACATCAAGCACCTGGCCGAGATACAGCACATGCCAGCCTACGCGGACGAGTTCTGGAAACTGTATAACGGCGACACCCTGCTGGCCGAATGGCGCACGCCTGAGGCCACGCCATGAGCGACGACCTGCACGCGCTGGAAGCCTGGGCCGGCGCCCTGCTGGCCAAGCTGCAGCCAGCCCAGCGCCGCGCCATCAATCACAAGGTCGCCATCGACCTGCGCCGCAACCAGGCGCAGCGCATCAAGGCCCAGCAGGGGCCGGATGGCACAGCCTATCCGGCGCGCAAGCGACGCAAGGAATTCAAGGGGAAGAATGGACGGATCAAGCGGCAGAAGGCGGCCATGTTTGCCAAAATCCGCACTACCAAACACCTAAAGGTGAAGGCGACCGGCGACCAGATCGAGGTCGGTTTCTTTGGCTGGGTGGCGCGCGTGGCGCATGTGCATCAGTTTGGCCTGCAAGATCGAGTTTCCAAGAAAGGGACGACCTACAAGTACTTGGAACGGGCGCTTGTAGGTTTTAGCAAATCGGATATAACACTGATTCGAGAATCTGTTCTACGAGATATCGAATAATAGTGGTGAATAATGCATAAACATAATTCACCAACGAATATTTTAAATTAAATAAATATCACATCATTGAAATCATTCAATGTGGTATTTTTAATTTATTATAATATTCTGGCTCAATATGAAAATATGCCGCTTTCGCCATTGTAGTAGTCAACATTTCATTGCGTAACCGATAAGCAATCTTCCCCGCTGCATCATCACTTAGTGGAAAACTAGGAGGCCATTTAATATCCTTGCCACTTGGCGGCCATATTTGTACAAGTTCAGGACTGGGAGTCCAGTCGTCCTGTATGAATTCGGGCATACTACTGGCATGCATGAACAATTCATTAAGCACGAATGTTGTAGTTTGACAATTAGGAATTGTAGGAACTGGTCTATCAGTTCTATGCATGATTGCGCCTGTATGACTGTATTTCTGACGCCAACCTTCATCTTTACCGAGGAAGTCGCCGAGCCATATCTTCCAATTAGGAGGCACCGATTTCATTTTTTCAAATGCATCCTATCTGATTCAGGAATCGCCTTTAAAGGTATATCAGTGTACTCACCAATTATGCTTTTCAAAACTATCCATCTACAAAGAAAAATTTGTTCATCAACAGTAATCAAGGTACATTTCCCTTGAATAAGTTCACTGAGTATTTTTTTAACATCTTGTTCGATATCGCTCATCCAGCCGCGATTACACTCCATGCAGACATTTCTCAACTTTCTAGTATTCATTGGTCCGCGATGCTCGCTGGTCACGGGCCTAATATCAAGAAAATTTGGGTCAGGTTGGGTGATTCTAGTTTTAATATGTGAATGACTACTATTGGCGCGACCATGAGGGAGAAAATTATCCATCCAATCCGACCATAGATGCTCTTTAGATACCCCGATATGACTCGATGCATCAGATTCTTCCTTAAAAATACAACTACCTTGTATTTTCTCATGTTTTTTGTTTTCTTTTTTCATAATTTATTGAAATAATAAATTGATTATTGAATAATATTAAAATGAAAGGTAAACCATCAACTCAAAAAACTTCACCATTATTTCAACGGACCAACTTATCATGAATCTCCAGCAAAAAAAAACACTCGAATAACAACCGATTAATTTTTACGATCATAGCACTATTATTTCGTTCATATTTCCCCCTAACGGCGCGGCTAGGTGCTCGCCGATAAGAATACAAATTTAGACGATGTAATGTGTTAAGTCATTAAATCACATATCAACCCGCCCCCGCGTGCATCCGCACGCGGACTTCGGCAACATGCAATGCATGAATGCCGACCTGTCCGACCTCCTCCGCTTGCTGCAAAACCTGATCCGCCTGGGCACTATTGCCGAGGTCAACGGGGCCAAGGCGCGCGTGCGGCTCGGGCCGACACTCACCACCGAATGGCTGAAATGGGCCACCCGGCGCGCCGGCAGCACGCGCACCTGGTCAGCGCCGACTGTCGGCGAACAAGTCATCGTCTTTTCCCCTGGCGGCGACCTGACGCGCGGCATCATCCTGCCGGCACTGTACTCGCAGGCGTTTGACGCGCCCGAGTCCAGCGACAGCATCCACACCACGCACTACCCGGACGGCGCCGTGGTGCAGTACGACCACGCGGCCCATGCCCTGAGGGCCACCCTGCCAGGCGGTACCGCTACCATCACAGCCGACAAGGTCACGTCCGACGCGCCCAGCACCCTCTGCACGGGCGACCTGACCGTCATGGGCAATCTCATCGTCAAGCAAGCCGCCACCGTCAACGGCGCCACCACACTGAACGGCGGCGTGAACGCCAAGGCCGGCGCCGCTGGCGGCGTGGCCATGGCCGTGCAAGGGACGATCAAGGCCAGCGACGACGTGCTGGCCGGCGCCATCAGCCTGGCCACGCATGCGCACGGCGGCGTCAAGACCGGCGGTGACAAGTCGGGCGGGCCACAAGCATGATGGGCATGCACGCCGCCACCGGGCGCAGCCTGACGGGCCTGGGCCACCTGCGCCAGTCCGTCGCCGACATCATTACGACGCCCATCGGTTCGCGCATCCGGCGCCGCCGCTATGGTTCCGAGGTGCCCGAGCTGATCGACCAGCCCTTAAATAGCGCCACGCAGTTGCGCATCTACGCCGCCACCGCCTTTGCCCTGCGCCGCTGGGAGCCGCGCCTGCAGCTCGCCAGCGTGCAGCTCACGCGCGACACGGACGGCGCCATTGCGCTGCTGCTCGATGGCACGGCGAATGGCCAGGGCATCACGCTGGCCGTGCCCGTCAAGCAAGGGGGCACAGTATGAGCACGCCCATCGACCTGACGCAGTTGCCCGCGCCCAGCGTGGTGGAAGTGCTGGACTTCGAGGCCATCCTGGCCAGCCGCAAGGCCCACCTGGTCAGCCTGCTGCCGGAAGCCGAGCGCGCGGCCGTCACCGCCCTGCTGGAGCTGGAATCGGAGCCGGCCACCAAGCTGCTGGAAGAGAACAGCTATCAAGAAACCATCCTGCGCAACCGCGTCAACGACGCCGGCAAGGCCGTCATGCTGGCCTTTGCCGTCAATGGCGACCTGGACCAGTTGGGCGCCAACGTCAACGTGGCGCGCCTGGTCATCACGCCGGCCAATCCCAACGCCCTGCCGCCCGTGGCCGCCGTCATGGAAGATAATGACGCCTACCGCCTGCGCATCCAGGAAGCGCCGGATGGCCTGTCCGTGGCCGGCCCGAAGGCGTCGTATGAATTCCACGCCCGCAGTGCCGACGGCCGCGTCAAGGACGCAAGCGCCACCAGCCCCGCGCCCGCCAGCGTCACCGTCACGGTACTGGCCAACAACGACACGGGCATCGCCGACGCCGCGCTCTTGGCCACCGTGGCGCGCGCGCTCAACGCCGAGGAAGTGCGCCCCCTGGGCGACCGCCTGACCGTGCAGGCCGCCCAGGTCATCGATTACCAGATCGAGGCCACCTTGTTTATCGGCGTCGGCCCGGAAGTGCCGATCCTGCTGGACGCCGCGCGGGCCAACGCCGCGCGCGTCTCGCAGCCGCGCCGGCCGCTGGGCCACAGCATCTACCGTTCCGCCTGCAGCGCCGCCGTCCACGTCGAAGGCGTGCGCAAGGTCGTCTTGACGAGCCCAGCGGCCGATATCGAACTGAACGCCACCCAGGCCGCGCGCTGCACCGCCATCCAGCTCAATGTGGTGGTACTCGATGAATAAGCTCGTGCCCACCCTGCCGCCCAACACCACGGCGCTGGAGCGCGCCATTGCCGTGGCCTGCGCGGAGCTGGTCAACGTGCCCGTGCCGCTGCGCGACCTGTGGAGCGCGGATCGCTGCCCGGTCGCCCTGCTGCCGTTCCTGGCCTGGGCCTGTTCCGTCGACCGCTGGGACGACAACTGGCCCGAGTCGATCAAGCGCGGCACCATCAAGGCGTCTTACTTTATCCACAAGCACAAGGGCACGATTGCCGCCGTGCGCCGCGTGGTGGAGTCCCTGGGCTACCTGATCCGCATTACGGAATGGTGGCAGACCGCCCCGCCTGGCGTGCCCGGCACCTTCCGCCTCGACGTGGGCGTGCTCGACGCCGGCATCACCGACGCCATGTTTCAGGAAATGGAACGCCTGATCGCCGACGCCAAGCCTGTCAGCCGCCACATGACGGGCCTGGCGATCTTTCTGGAAAGCCGGGGCAACGTCTACGCGGGCGCTTGCACCTACCACGGCGACGCCATGACCGTCTATCCGTGGATCGCGGAAACCATCGAAGTGCGCGGCACGCTGTTGCAGGCCGGCGCATCCTATACCATCGACACCCTGACCATCTATCCATGAGCACATACTTTGCCATCCTGACCGAAGTGGGCGAGGCCAAGCTGGCCAACGCCATCGCCCTGGGGCTGACCCTGAAACTGAAGCACCTGGCCGTAGGCGACGGCAACGGCAGCCTGCCCATGCCATCGCGCACGCAAAAGGCGCTGGTGCATGAAGTGCGCCGCGCGGGCCTGAACCAGCTCAGCATCGACCCGGCCAACGCCAGCCAGATCATCGTCGAGCAGGTGCTGCCGGAGGACGTGGGCGGCTGGTGGATACGCGAAATCGGCATCTTCGACGAGGCCGGCGACCTGTGCGCCGTGGCCAACTGCCCGCCCAGCTACAAGCCCCTGATGGCAGAGGGTAGCGGCCGCACGCAAGTGGTGCGCATCGTGCTGATCGTCGCCAGCACGGCCGCCATCGAACTGAAGATCGACCCGTCCGTCATTTTGGCTACCCGAAAATATGTCGATGATCAGCAAAGCAACTTGCGCAGCCACGTCGACAAGCGCGATAACGAGGTGATCGATTACGGCGCGCAGAAACTGGCCGCGCACCAGGCCGACGCCGATCCGCATCCGCTACTGGCCAAACGATCCTACGTCGATGATCAACAAATTAACATGCGCGGTCATGTCGACAAGCGCGATAACGAAGTGCTCTCCTATGGTGATCAGAAATTGGCCGCACACCAGGCCGACGCCGATCCGCATCCACTGCTGGCCAAACGATCCTACGTCGATGATCAGCAAGTCAACATGCGTAGCCACGTCGACAATCGCGATAACGAGGTGCTCGCCTATGGGGATCAGAAGTTGGCAGCGCACCAGGCCGATGTCGATCCGCATCCGCTGCTGGCCAAACGATCCTACGTTGATGATCAGCAAATCAACATGCGTAACCACGTCGACAGGCGAGATAACGAGGTGCTCGATTACGGTGAACAGAAACTGGCGGCCCACCAGGCGGCGGCAGATCCGCATCCGCAATACAGCATGAAAGAGGTGCCGACCCTGGCGAAGTTTGACGCCTCAAAAAACTGGCGAATGCCGAGTTTGTGCAAGACGCGCAGGGAAGCATGGCCAGGTACATCGGCGTGGGCGCAAGCCGCGCCTTGACGGCGGACGATATCGGCGCAGTGCTGCACCTCATGGTGACGGGCCTGACCATCACCATCCCGCGCCCTGATGCGCTGGGCATTCCCGACAATTCCGGCAAGTGCGTGCGCTTCTTCGGCCTGGGCGATGCTACAGGCACGCTGGAGCCAACGCCGCAAACGAACATCGGGTTTGACGTCGGCGGTCTGCCGCGCATCACCATCAAGCAGGGCCAGACCATCACCCTGATGGCAACCGGCCCGCATGTCTGGCAAGTCATCGAGTCGTCCGCCGACCTGTGGCGCAACGCCGATTTTGCCGCAGTCATCGGCACCTCTGGTTGGAAGCGCTCGCCGGGCGGCGTCATCGAGCAATGGGGCGTGATCACTGGCTCGACCATCATGGAACCCTTTACGCCAAACCTGACCTTTCCTGTCGCGTTTCCGAATGCCTGCAGGGCCCTGTCCGTGCAATGCATGAACGCGCTATCGGCGCCAGGCTATACCGGCCGCACCTACGACAAGACACTTACCCGCACCAGTGCATGGGTTTCCAACTCCAACGCATCGATGCCGTCGGCGATGTACTCACCTGGCGCGCCCATTGGAGATTAACCATGCTGCCCATTCCCGAAAACAAGAATGTGATAATTTTTTCAAGAACCACGCTCGGCTTCTTAATCACCGACTGCCCATAGAGAGCTGAGACTGCCAAGGCACACAGGGGATAGGAG